ACAAACTTTTTTTTGATAATTCATTTCCAAATTGATATAATCTATAATTATTTATATCACCAGTACATAATAATGAAAAAATTGGTAATTGATCAGGAATTCCATATAATTCAATTGGTCTATTATATATATCAATATAAGAATTATAATTTTTCATTTTAGGTAAAATGGAATATGCTTCAGCAACACAATATGTATGTAATTTTTGAAATAAATAACAAAAAGATAAATTACAACCAACTCTAGCACATTCCCCAACTCTTGATAATGCTGCTTGCATATCTGTTTTAAAACCGGTACATGGTAAGGATAAATTAACTTCCTTTGATTTTTTAATTTGTGGATATAACATTTGACCATTAAATGATAATAAAGAAACAAATTCCATAAATAGTTGTTGACAACTAGTTTTTCTTTCACTATCATTATATCCAAATAATTTCATAAAAATTTTATGTAATATTCTAAATTTTTTAAAATCTTCCTCTTCTTTATAAATTGTTATTAAAACATAATCATCAGAATGTTCCATATGATTTATATAAAATTCACTATCTGGATAAATTTTTTGCCACATTTGATATGCAAAATTTGTACAAGCAACAGCTTTAAAAGATGATGAATAATTAAACATTCCTTGTAAAAAATTATGTGTACTATGTATATAATTTCCATTAACAACATTTTTTAAATATTCAGTTGTACTTTTAATTGGAACAACTTTATTAATTACACCAATTGGAATATTAATCTTTTTATCAGCCCATAAAGAAAAAACACATTTTAAATAACTAGTCATTTCAGGTGTTATAAAATTAGTAAATCCTTCAGACATTGCAATAAAAGAACCCATTGTTTCTGCTGCAGACCATTTTGTACAATCACCATTTACATACCTAATTTTTAAATTTTTACTTTTTGCTACATTATATGATGTATTTAACATATTTTGCATTTGTAAAAGTTTCTTATCACCCGGAACAGAAATCATTTCGTTTGGACATTTAATTGAAACATTATTAAAAAACTTTTCTACCATTCTTGCACAAGCTTTTGGACCCATGTTAACAACATAAAATTCCCTTTTTCCACCATATTGTGCTTTAATACAAATATCTGCTTCAACAGTAAGATTTTTTGAAAGCCAATCATATGCAACTTGATGAACATATTCTAAATTATCACAGGTTTCTAAAAGTTCAATTGTTGTTTCCCAAACTTTTTGACGTAATTTAGTTCTATAAAATTTTGAATCATTCTTTATTTTATATTTTTTTTGTAATGTTTCAATTTTTTTTAAAAAAATTTCTCTTTTTTCTTCGTCATCAATAGCCTCAGAATATAATAATTTCATTCTTCTATTAATTTTTCTATTTCTATCACTTTTTGTTTCTTTTTCAATTTCTTCAATTTTTCTACCCTCAGAATGAATAACTGCTTTTGTGCTAATTACATTTGAAAGAGGTTCATTTAAAACCTTGATAAATTCTTTTTTATAATCAACTTTTAAAGTATTTAAAAGAGAAATTGTTCCAGATTTGATAAAATTTGCAGAAAACCCAATTTTTTTACAATTTTCCAAATAATTATTTAAATCTAATGTTGAATAAATGTTTCCATATTTCCATTCAGATGGTGTTTCATCAAATTCTGTTTGTAATTCTAAAATTGTTTTCAACGCATTTATTTGTTCATGAAACTCTGAAGATGGTTCCTTTATTGTATGAACATATATAAAAATTTCATCCAGTAATTCTTGGGTAGACCTTATATCAAAATCAAACCACAATGATTTAACTTTTATATCACCTCCAACACTTTCAGCTGTTCTTTTACCATATTTGAATTCAGGAACATTTATAGAAATACTTTCACCTTGTAAAATTTCTTTAGTAATTTCTTTTAATTTTGTCATTAATTTATTGGCAATCCAAACACATAGTGGATTATAAAACGGGGGTGAAAATTTTTCTGTTAATAATTTTTTTATATTTGTATAACTTGAAAATGATGACATGTATGCATATCTTGTATCCATTAAAAATTCCGCAACTTGTTGTGTTGTACATAAGTGTATAATTGTTTTTAAAGAATACATTTTTTTTGTTTTTTCAATTGCAACATTATATTCATCTTTTAAATTAAAAAAATAATTGGCAGTAGAAGATAAAACAGAATAAAAACCATCCTTCATAAAAGTACACTTAAACAATGGTATTCTTCTCCATGTTGTTAAACATAAATAATAATCATTTGTAAGTTTATATTTTAAAAATTTACCAAAAAAACCACTTTCAAATAACTTAGGATCTTTAGTAATGCAACAACACATGTAAGGTTTACCTGCTTCATTATCAGTTGATTTATAACCTCCATTAACAATACAAAGAAAATTAGGAATTCCACAATTAAATGTTGTATAACTATATGGATGTGTATTTAAAGAAACATGATGAATTAATT